AAAAGGTGACGTGAGCGATAGAGCAGATACATGTCACAGCTTCCGTGTGGCGATGGAGACTGATGCGCCGCGCGATAAAAAAGCTGCATCCGCGCGATAAATGTCTATGATGCAGCCTTTCACATAGCGTAAATGAATTACATTAATTCGGCTGTTGGGGCCATTCGATATCGGGTGCTTTGGTGATATCTACTCTATTTAGCAATACGCTATAAGTTTCCCAGGCAGTTAGTGCTGCCTGCTCTTCCTCTGTAGCCATGCCCAACTTGATAGCTCTTTCCAAAGGTTCAATTGTCCTTTGTACTATCTGCTGACGATGTGCCATTTCTAAGCGTGCCGCGTCAACTGCCACTCGGGCTTGTTCGCTGGCATCCGTCACCCACTTACTGCCATCCCATTTATCGTACGGTGTGCGTGGGGCTAGTAACGTAACATTTTGCGGCAATTCGCCGATTGTAGTGACTGTTTGCGGTTCACCGGTCGCAGTGTGGTAGACCTCTGTTCCGCGAAAGTCTGGCAGGTTTTCCCATTGTGTACCATCAGCGCTGCGTACAAGCGCCAGACCATCACCCGGCAATTCTGGTTTGTCGGCATAGCTCAGCGCGGGGAGTCCCACACCAACCGGCAAGTACTCCATTGATGCGGAGTGATATTCCCGCTGCTCAGGCTCTACACTGTAAACAGTCAACCAACCTTCGGCGATCGCAATGCCACTTTTGTTCAAGTCTGCGGCTGGTAGTTCAGTATTATATTTGCTCATTATGCTGCTCTCACGATGTAGTTAAATGCGATGTTTCGGGGGCGAACGGTTTTATACTCCACCCCATCACCAACAGATCCGGTTACCGAATATCGGGAATAAGTAGGATGCCATACGCCCGATTCACCATTATCAATGCCGATGCCTCCGCCAAAATCAAAGCCTCCCAATGCAGGGCTAATACCTGTAGCGGCCTGGAATGACCCAACTCCACGATTCGGATCTATTCCACGTCCATCATCCCAGCCTCGAATAAATTCCCCACGTAGGTCAGGGAGTTTTCCTGATGGGAAAGCTATTGCCAGCAATGGATACTTGGCTTTATCAAACCCTGCGCCATTGCATTTCAGCCAACCAGCGGGAGCAGTCGCTGTAGGCCATGGCTGAGGGATACCAACAGGAAAATCCATTCTATCCAATGCACCAATATCAGAAGTGGATGGCTTGTTGTCTTCGTCGTAGAACATGACCCAGCCCTGCCAGACGCCATTGCGAAGTGCATTACGATAAATGCGATTGTTCGCGACACCACGATCAGCCAACGCTTTAGCGATCAGTACACCATATCCATTACTGCTACTTGATGTTAATGACCAGTCAAATTCGTAGGCCAGACTCGAGACAGGCATATCAGCAGAACCCGAGTTTACTGCGTACTTACCCGTTTTCTGTGACTTGAGCACGGTAAGGGTGTTTGTGGAAGACAGTATCGGTGTATCTCCCCCTATACCAAAATCACCATTGATCATGACATTACCGGCCGACTTACCAGCGTCTTTTGTAGCGGCTGTGCCTAATTCTAAAGCACCACGCGCCGCACTCTTGTTTGGCAGGTCAGACAGATTCTGGTCTTTGGTGAGTTTGCTGTTCGCAGCGTCAGCCAGTTTTTTCAGCGTATCCATATCCGCTGGGGCGCCACCCTTCAGTGCCAATACATTGGCCTGAACAAAGGCGGTTGTCGCTATCTGTGTGTTATTGGTCGTTTGTACCGCCGTGGGCGCTGTTGGCGTGCCGGTGAGTGTCGGACTGACCTTAGGCGCATATTGTTTGTGGGGGTCGGCAGCGGCAATATGGTCATCGAGCGCGGTGTCACTCTTTTCCTGTTGCTGCTTCAGATAAGCGGTACGACTGGCCAACTGCTTAGCCTGCCGGTTTGAAATCCCGTCAGGCCCACCCAGTACGGGGTCTGAGGTTTCTATCTGGTAAATGCCGTCCTGCCACTGTGGTGTTTCAGGTAGGTTAGCCATAATTAACTACTCCCGTGGTTATAGCTGCCATCATAGATAGCGGTGTTGTTATAGCGGATCGCAACTGACTGATACTCCAGGCTGGCCAGATGGCATCGCGCCGGAGCGAACATGCCGAGTGTCCGACGTAACAGAGTCGCCTGATCGTTGGTAATGGGTTGCTGAAGAATAACGCGGTAAACCGCCCAGGCTTCTGCATCACCATGGACATAAATACCGTTATAAGTGTGCTTACCGTCGTAGCTGACCTGACCGGTGCCCTCAATCAGGTCAACCTCGCCAAAACCAAAGCGACGGATGATCTCGCGGATTGACCAGGGAGTCCCCTTATAGCGATGCAGTTCGATGGCCGACTTAATGAGGGTACGTCGCACATCATCCGACTCCGCCAACTCCCAACCATCACCAAACAGCGAGAACTGTTCGCCCAGCCACGGCAGCGCTGAGCTGTCTACGATATCGACCAGATAAACCATCAGTACGCTCAGGTCGATGTTATCCAGCCGCCCGGCCAAACGTCCCAGCGTCTTGAAACTGATATCGCCTTCAAGTGGGGGCGGAAGTTGGAGCTGTTCAGTCATCGGACGCTCCGGTGATGTTTAACGTGATGCCCGAGCAGTTAGCCCACTCATTTTCAGAAACCACCCGCAGTGCCGGTTTTACCAATTCAACCTGGTACACCCCGGCGATGGACAGCACGCTGATAATCTGGCTGGGGACAATATCGCGGCCAAGTTTAGCTGTGCGGGACGCTACCCAGTTCTGAATGGCGTTATTTGCCTGCTCTTTTACCGAGTTGGCGTCCTGATCACGGTAAATAGTGATGTTGGCCTTGATGACGTAGTCCACCTGTACCGGCATTTTGGCGCGGACAGTGTCCGTCAGCGGCCTGATTTTCTCGTCTGAACAGAAGCTCTCGACCAGCGTCAGAATGCTGGCGTCCGGCAGACCGGTACTGAGCAGCGGATACAGTTCAACCGTGCCCGGTACCGGGGACAGAACGGCAACGTCGACGATATTGGGGTGCGCCTGCATGGCATGAAAGCGGTAGGCCATTCGGCTGCCTGCGTTGGTGAATGACTCCGGGGCCAGCTTGATACGCTCACGGAGCCGCTCATTATCCTCCGACGCTGAACCGCCGAGGCTAGCCTCGAGGTTTGTCACCTGCAGATCGACGTTGTCTATTTCGTCGAGCAACTGGCTCACCTGAGCGGGCTGCCAGCCGTTTCCAGCCTCTCCCGGCTCAGTACAAGTTGCGGTGCTGTTGATCCGCGACAGGCCTGCCTTTAATACCACATCCGTATTGGTGGCAAAGATGACACTGTCTGAGGCGCTGACGCGAGTACCTGTCGGGATCAACACATCCGTCTGCGGCGGTGTATCCACGAAGAACTGGAGCGTCGTTGTCGCGGGTTGTGCCGCAAGACGGTAGACGCCCACCAGTTCGCCCAGGTAATCCAACATCGGCTCACGGGCAAACGCGACCAGGTTCTGTTTGGCTGCTTCTTGCGCCGCCACCCTGACCAGCATTTCACGGTAGGCCCAGAGGTCAATCAACAGGCGCTCAGCCTGAGCGGGGTACAGCGTTTTGCCGGTTGCGGCTTCGTACTGCGCAATCATTTCAGCCGTGATTTTATCGGCATCGCGTTCAATAAAGTCGGGTTCTGTCAGCGCCATAGTAGTTCCTGAGTTTGGGTCTGTCCGCCAGAGCCTTTCCAGCTCACCTGGAGCGTGAGATGTTCGCCGTCCACGGCAGGTTTAACCGACATCAACTGGCAGCGAGGCTCCCAGCGACGGATGGCATCAACGGACTCACGCACTACATGCGGGATGGCCCGGTCGATGGGCCAGTCGAGATAAAGGTGCAGATTGCTGCCGAACTCCGGGCGATGAGGGTCGCTGCCGCGAGGAGTTCGCAGGATGATTTGAATGGCCTGCCAGATATCATCCAGCCCCCGGACGATTTCGCCGGGCGCCTGCAGGGCCGGTTGCCAGAATACAGAGGTCGTTTTCATGGGGGCAGTATTGCCCCTGCACGCTCACGCCGATATTAAAGGCGTTTAAAAAGGCTTAGTGGGAGTGATGGTTGGAGTTCGGGCCATCAGACAGCATGCTGCCGGTGGCGTGTGCATTACCGGCAATCTCGATATTGCCCTGAATGGTCGCAGTCGCACCGTCACCACCAAAGCCAGCCATGCCGCCCTGATAGGTCAATTTCCCCATGACCAGCATATTGCCGGTGACTTCTGTCTCCTGTGCATCAATCGTGGCTTTCGGCGTTTTCACCGTCACGTCAGACAGGCATTCAATCACTAAATGTGCGATGACGCCCCGAATCGTCAGCGTGTGCGAGTCCCGGTTATAAGTGAACTCAGCCCCGTCAGCGTATTTCGTACCGCGAATAGCCTTGTCGTTAAAAGGTGGCCTGTCGACATCGGAGTACACCGCGCCAAGAATGACGCCATCCTCGCCGTTGGCATCCAGCAGCACTTCCACCTGTTCTCCCACATCGGGGAGCCAGTAGTCCTTGTTGTTCTGGGTGTTGCGCTGCAGAACGTTGAGCCAGTTGGTGCGCATATTGTCGCATTCAGGCAGGCGGACGCGGGCCTGAACCTTGTCAGCATCCACGGCGCTGACCGTGCCGACCTGCCGGGTAACTCCCGTCATTTTTTCTTCTCCTTTATCACTGTTGAAGTACTGCCGTCCGGCTTGTAGACGGTCAGTTGCTGGGTTTTACCGGTTTTCGCACCTTTCTTCGCCTTGCCCTGGGTCACCGGCCCACGTGCGACATCCAGCTCCGTCACGTAGCCGCTGTTGCGGTCAAAGGCATGTCGGGCAGTGGTTATCAGCCACTGCCCAGACAGTTGGCCAAAGCCGGACAGTTCAATCTTGTTGCCTGCCGTCAGCTGTGGCGCGCCCATCAACGTCAGTGAGCCGCTTTGCTGGTATTCGTTGTGGCTGGCCAGGGCGGAATCGGCTTTAATCCGAGCGCTGTCCGGATCGCTGACGCGGCTGTTGACCTGAAGTCGGTCAGCGCTGGTGACTTTCCCGCCTTTGGCCTGCTTATTACTCTCGCTGGTACTGCCGTCAGCCTCGTACACAATCAGCTTTTTGGTGCTGCTCTTCTGGTGCTTCACCTTGGCCGATTTGTAGACTTTGTTGATGGTGTCACGCAGAGAGAATCGCGCCACATCCTGCGGTTTAAGTTGTTTGACCGGCTCCTGGCTGCGCAACGTGGCCAGATGGGAGAAAACCAGTTGGTCGCTGACAACCTTCACCGCATAGCCGTACTCGCTGCCCAGCCGACGCAGAAAAGCCACGTCCGTCTCGGCGTACTGCGTCACCCGGTCAATTTTGATGGCTTCGATACTGCCGACAAGTGCGAGCTGATGCTTTTTGGCGATACGCCCGGCAATGGCCGCCAGCGTGGTATTCTCAAAGCCGCGACTGGATTTTGTCCGAAGCTGCAGGTTGACCGATGTTGCCACTCCCCGAATAGCAACAGTCGACGGCGGCGAATTCACCTCAATCTCGTCAATGGAGAAAGTGCCGCAGGACAGCAGCTTTTCGCCCAGGTACCCCATTTTTAACGTCAGCGTATCCCCTTTGCCTGGATACCATTTATCCAGCCAGCGGCCATCGGTGTCGTCCAGCTCCACCTCAAGGGTATCGGACTCGTTTTTGATGTTATCGCTGTAGGTCACGCGGGTAACGTAGGGCGTGATATCGCTGGTAATATTCTTCTGCAGGTACCACAGAGTAAATACCGGACTCAGCACCTCGCTGACGCCAGTGATCGCAACCGGTACCTGTGCAGAGCTGTTTACCTCAGCCATGGGGCGATATCCTCTTCTGTTGTGGCTTCTTCAGCCTCAATGACCGGTATCAGCAACAACAGACCGGAAGGGAGCACCGATGTGATGGCCACATGGGGATTGGCGGCGATGATCCGTGGATACCCCAACGAGTCGCCATAGTATCGCCAGGCGAGAGAGTCCCAGCGCTCTCCATCACGGGTAACATGCTCAAGAAACATCAGACACTCCTCGCCATAATTTTGGCCGTCATGGTGCTCAGGCCCGACGACATGCTAGTGAAGGTGGTACTGGCGGAGTTCAACTGACCGGAAACGGCATCCAATGCTGCGGCAATGTTACTGCCATCGACCCGACTTAATGATGATTGCGCCTGCTGCACATACGTCGCCGCTTCGCCCGTAGCTCTGGCGAGACTTGCCGCGTTGGGCAAGGCGTCGCCCAGAGCACTGAACGCTGGATTACTTTTCCCCAGTGCGCCAGATATGTTTCCCAGACCGCCCAGCAGTCCTGGTACGCGGGTCAGTGCGACGGTAGGGTTATCTTTCATTTTCTGCGCAATGCGCACTGCGCTAATGGTGGTTTGCAGAGCCGACTGCGCCTGTTTCGCATAATTCACCCCATCGCGGACATATTTCGCCACGCCTGACGGGGAAGGGACTGCACCTGAAACTGCACCCGCACCGGGGAGCTGCGATTTTATAGCCGGTGGCTTCAACGGATTTTTCGGGTCGCCAATGTACTCCCTGAGCGACGCAGTGGCGTTGACAGCCAGGACGTTGCCGGTGCTGTCGGTCTGCTCGCTGGTCGCGGTCACATCGGTAATGACGAACCAGCCGCGATAGTCGCCGTTACCAAAGACAAGCGCTAATGCCTGATGGGCTTTCATAGCGGCTCTCAGGCGGGCCAGCTCCACGTCGGGCACGCAATAATGCTGATGAAACACCAGGCTAATCTGGATCTCGTCCAGCTTCTCGCCGACGAACTGCAGACCCGGCTTACCCTCAATACGGGCATGCTCGGCATAATCGACGCCGAACGTGGCCTCGAAGCCGTCCCAGTAGGTAATCAGCTCAAACTCAATATCCCCCAGTACCGCGAACATCAGTCGTACCTCCGACGTTGTTGCTGGGCCAGCAGGCGCTCCAGCATTTTCTCCAACTCCCGCATACTCAGGTTCAGTGCACCGGTCAGTCCGGCAGGTGCTGCGGCCTCTTTGCCATTGAGGTAAATTTGCGGATTGAAGGTAACATTGATGCCTGATGCGCTACCGGCCCCGGCTGCTGCAGCGCCACGCCCGGCGTAACCTGCGGCCAGGATATCCGGTGATGGAATGCTGGGAACGTCAGGGGTCATTTCCTCCGCCAGGCGTTGACCCGCCAGGGCTGCCAATGGTGTGGTGCGCTGCAGGCCAATGGCAGCCCCTTGTGCGATATTGTCGCCAAAGCCCATGAAGACACGGCTCGGTGACTGGATACCCAATTTTTCAGCAAACCAGCCACTGACGCTGTCGCCCATCTCGCTGACGGTAGATTTGAGCGCTTCCCACTTGTTTTTGATGCCGTTGACCAGCCCATCAACGAGATGGCCACCGAACTCAGTAAACTGTGCAGGCAGATCAATCCCCAGATATTTCAGCGCACTGGCAAAGGCTTTATACAACAGCCCGACGGGCGACCAGTTAACCAGCAGCTTGCCGATCCCCACAATGCCCCCGTTGAACGCCTCTTTAATGTCAGCCCAGCGCTCTTTGAACCAACCGCTGACCGCGCCCCAGTTGCGATAAATCAGGTAAGCCGCTGCGGCGATGGCGGTAATAGCCAGACCGATGGGGTTCATCAGCAATGCACGGCCAATCCACAAAACGGCACGTCCGGCGACCATGATGCCGCGAAGGAGGCCACCGGATAGCACTCCTCCGAGCATCCGGGCACCTTTGGCGACAGCGCTGAAGCCGGTTACCAGCCAGCGGAGTTTGCCGCCTTCCCCGAGAGCCAACGTGAGACGCAACCAGTTGGTACGCAAAAGCACCGCGCTTTTCCAAACACTGGTAAACGGTGAAATAAGGAGGTTTAACCCCAGCTTTAAACCGATGGTGGCCATCTTGAATGCCAGTAATGCACCGACCACCTGAATGGTACCGCTGACCAACTGGGGATGTGCGGCGATCCATTTACCGATGCTGTCC